GAACGGGAACATAGCACAGCATACACATAAAGTTCCACAAGCACCATCTGGTGTATTGGATTCTTTACCACCTGCTGCTACATTTAAACCCGTAGCTCCTCCAGCGAAGTCTGCTGTTGCAGCGACTCCATGGATTGAAGTAAAGCATACGAGCAGAGTACAAGAGTTATTCGCACAAGGATCAGCACTAGCACCATTAGCATCAGGCCTAAGCCTTACAGCTACTAATGCAAATATTGATTCAACTATGACAATCGTAGGACAGGACTTTATAGATGCTTAATAGTCATTTAGAAAAAGACATTATTGATAAACAAGAGATTAGGAATTCCCTAGGCGGTTTCCCTGATCCAAGAACTAATGCTGCTTCTCATATTGAACTACGTCAGAATGCTGTTACTTTAAGTCAGTTCTTCGAAAACAATGCATTAAAAGATAACACATCCGCAATGGCTGCACATAAGATTGCTAGAGAATCTGGTGACACAACAAGTGCAGTTAAGAAAATCATCCGTCCAAATGGTGGATCATTACCTGGTCCAATCAAGGCAAGAGTCGATAGAGACTTAGATGAATATCTGGGATCTCATTTCACAAATCAGGTAGCAGCTACCAACTTTGAGGCATTCAATGGTGTAGTCGCTAACTCCGATGTAGATGATCCAAGATCTGATGCACAAAGAAATGCTAGACAAGCTACCCGTGATCTACAGACTCAATACTTAGGCAATGATGTATATAAGACAAATGGTGGCTTCAGCAATGGGACTACTGATGAGTCTCAACAGAGATTAATGGAAAAGTTTGGCTTGGCAGGAGTAGGTAAAAACAACTTCTTTGGTAAGCTTGTAAAAGAATGTATCCCATGTGGTATCAGACCAATGAACCTCAAAGACATTCAGTTCTCAGATCCTTTAATAGATACAATGAAAGATCTTACTAGAAAACTAGAAGAGCTTAAGAAGTTACTAAATGGATTGATGCTAGGAAATCAAGCTGAGATGGATCTGTGTGATCTATTAAGCTTGTTGGATTTTCAGTGTCTACCGGATCTAGTAGCACTACTATCTATGTTAGGTATGATGCAGACTAAATACTTTAGTGGTATTACTGCCAACTGGAAGCAGGGACTTAACTCATTAATCGCACCTTTCCTATCCCCGGTTATTGGACCATTAGTACATAACTTAGATAGATATGTGGATCTTATTTGTGATCCTCTTATCTGTGTGGTGGAAGCACTAGAAACACAATTATATAAATTAGATATTGTTGATGCAGATACAAAGATTCGCGCATATCAATATGCTTATAATAGAAAAGAAATTGATTTCTATGAACAGAAAATCAAGTCTTTAAATAAAAGAAAAGCAGCAGTTGAAGGTATGCTTGCTTCTGGTGATGCTAATGTTCAGCAAGGAAAGATTATTCCTCGTTACACTAGAAGCACTACAGAAGCTAAAAGACCGGCTGCACCCCCATCTTCTGACCCAGCATCAAAACAAAGCTTCCTGACAAATACTTTAAGTAGTATTAAAGATCTCCCAAATCCTAGGGATATTGTTCAGACAGAAGTTGAGCCAGCTCTTCTTGGTAAGTACGTTCAGGATCTAAATACAGAACTAACTGTTATTTCCCAAGATATACAGAAATCTAAAACTCGCATGGAAGAGTTGAATAGAAAGAATGATGGACTAGGATTAGACATAGCTGGCAAAGATAAGGATACATACGAGGCTACGAAGAAAGCTCGCGCTTTCAAGAATGACCTACGCAGTTCTATCTTCCAAATGACTACTGTGGTTAACACAGGGATTCAGAGTGTAAAAGATACATTAACAATGTATAGACTAGAATTGGAAAGATTATTTACCGGTAGAGTTCAGTCTCAGGAAGATCTTATTCAGTTAACTAGAGACATTCAGCAGCTACAGCGCTGGATGAGTATTGTTAATGCACTTATTAAACTTAAGAACAAAAATGGTAACTTACGGGAAATCTGTAAGCGCGGCAATAGTTCCGACGCTTTAGGTGCATTCGTTGGAGAGTTTAAAAACTCAGCTAGCGGTGCTGGTATGGATTTCTATAAAGCTACAGATGATGAAGGCAATGAGCTCATGGTGGTAGCACCAAGCAATGCTCTTGTAACTCTTACTTCTGTAGACTTCGATAATATTGATGTAGATAATCTTGGATTAGCTACTATTAATGATGTACAAAATGTGGCATCATTTAACGACTTACAAGAAGCAGATAAATTAAACCGAAAAGGTATGATGCTTGATCTAGGCAACATCTCTGGTAAGGATATCGCCGTTAAATTAAATGACGCTAGTGCTAACAAAACTGACCTAGACTTAAAAGCAGAGCGTAGTTATGTTATCATAAAAAACGACTTTTGCAGCAAAGCACCATTTAAGACAGGCACATCCGATAGTATTCGGAAATGGGCAGAGAACGTATTATGAAAAAAATCGAAGATGCTAAAAAGAATTTAACTCCGCGTAAAAGCAAGAAGACTAAGCCTACTGCTGCTAGCCCAGCTACGGCAATCATTAAGACCATCACAAATGAAAAGGGTAACTTAATACAGTTAAAAGACCCAGTTCAGAATTATGGTCGTCGTCAATTGTTTGTTCCGTGTGAATATGACCTAGCTCAAATCTCATTAATTGAAGATGGTGAGTCATTAGTACGTCAGGCTTTTCAAAAGAAAACTTCCCTTATGTTCAAAGAGGGTGAGGTATTCTCAGGGAAGAACGGCGCTACTATTAATTACATCAAGAGCCGTATCAGACAAATGGAGTTCACTACTGGAATGCCATGGCGTCAATTACTTAAAGTAACTGGGAAGGAATTGATTTCTAAGTCGAATTTCTTTTGGGTTAAAGTAAGACGTAGTGATGCTTCTGGTGGCGATGAAGGTGTTCATAAAACAAACCCTATCGCTGGCTATTTCCCAATGGCTCCAGAAACAGTAAAAGTTAAAAAGAATAAAGACGGAAAGATCATTAAGTACCGCCAGGAAATGCCTGATGGCCGCTGGAAGGAATTTTCTCCAGCAGATGTTATTCACTTTAAGTGTGACGTTAAACCAGGTTTCACGTTTGGTACTCCAAGTCTTGTACCGGTAATCCCTGACATCCAGGCACTTAGAAGACTAGAAGAGAATGTAGAAATTCTTTTCTATCAAACGCTATTCCCGATCTTCCAATACAAAGTAGGTACAGAATCTAAGCCTGCTGGTACTATCCAGCTTGAAGATGGTTCTACTATGAATGAGGTAGATTACATACGTCAACAGATTGCATACATGCCAAGTGAAGGCGGTATCGTAACTCCTGAAAGACATACAATCGAATACATTGGTGCTAACGGTGAAATCCCTAACTTCCAACAAGTACTACAATACTTCAAAGCTCGTGTTCTTACAGGCTTAGGTATTTCCAGTATTGATATTGGTGATGGTGATAGTTCTAATCGTGCAACAGCCGATTCACTTTCTAAAGCTCTCATTGATTCAGTTAAAAACTATCAAGATGTAATGGAACAAATTATTAACTCACAAGTTATTGCTGAGTTATTACTTGAAGGTTCATTCTCTTTTGATCCATTAATTGATGATAATATCGTAGAAATGATCTTTATCGAAATTGATATCGAAGAGCAAATGAAGAAGAATGTTAATGCACAACTTCTTTATACTGCTGATATTGTTGATGTTAATGAAGCTAGAGAGATTACAGGTCGTCAGCCTATTACATCTAAGCAAGAAAAATTAATGTTTACTGAGCGTCAAACTCTTAGAGTTCTTGAAGCACAGATGGAACTTACTAAAGAGCAGAATGATCAAATTCATTCTCAGACTCTTGAGCAAAATCAACAGGCACATGAGCACAGTCTAGTACAGGCTGAGCATCAAGCTGAAGTTACTCCTCCAGAGCACAAGGTTGCTACAACAACTGGTGGAGGCAAGAAGACAGTTACTGTAACGAAGAAAGGTAGTATCGTTCCTGGTGCTAAGAAAAAGAAAGCTGCCAATTCTGCAAAGAATATGAGCACGCCAACTAATCAACATGGATCAAAAACTGGACCAGCTAAGTCTAGACTAGATGGATGGATTAGAAACGAAGAACGTCTACTCGAACAATTACAGCACGTTATGGATGTAAACTCTATTGATTATCAAAGTTGTTTAACGGCAGCAAAGATGAGATTAGTTAAGAAAGCAGTAACAATTCAGGATGGAAATGAAAAAGATCTTTTCCTTGATTTGGTAGATGCTCGATTATATTAATAATAAATTTTACATAACAGACTCTGTCAAATATAATGGTTTACTATAAGGTGGTTTAATGAATAACTATATCAGGTTTACTGATACCTATCAGGTGGAGACTCGTCTGCCTAAAGGTATGTCAGGTAAACAATTTATTACGACTAAGGACAGCACATCTAAGTCGGGGCACTCTCTTGTGACCCAGATTGAGATGACACATGCTGGTATCGTTACTCGTAACCTCGGATTCTACCTTCCAGACAATATGCGCAAAGGCGCACATACGTTTACAAAAAACTATATGAAGCCCGTTCTCGTAGGGCATGATGATGAAACTGATCCAGTCGGTCGTGTAACTGGCGCTAGGTATCAAGATACTTATGAGCAGCTAGTACTAAATGACAAGTACTTAGAATCAGCAATGAAGTTCCTCGATAAGAAGAACGGCAATAAAAATAATTTAACAGACTTTGTTCAATACGTTATTAATGAGTACTCAGGAAAGGACAGCTATAGAGGGCTTGGCCATATATTGGGAACACTCAAAATAACTGATGAGGAAACGATTGCAAAAATCCTCGACGAAAGATACTTAACTGTTTCTACTTCTATGACATCTGATGCGGCCCGTTGTTCTGAATGCGGTCAGGACTGGATTGCGGATGGCATGTGCGAACACAAACGCGGAGAGATTTATGATTCAGGTGTACCGGTAGTAATCATACCTGGTAGCCAGTCATATAATCACGTAGGTATTGTGAGCGAACCTGCTGACGTATACGCTGCTGGTTTCAGAACAGTAGAACTTGTTAATGATGGAGTAAGCAAAGATTTAAGCAATAAACAAGACTTAGCCTTTACAGATAAATTTTCTATAGCAGCTAACTTGTTCTCATATTCGGATAGTAAATTGGTCTCTCTCTCAGACAATTCACAGACGGATCTTATTGAAGTTAAGAATAACATTCAGGAAATTGAAGATTCACTAAAAACGGAGAACACGGCTATGACAATCGCTGACCAAATTAGTGCAACAATTTCATTGTGGAAATCTGAAGGCGAAGGTGACGATTATAAGTCTATGAGCATTGAGCTCCGAACTTATATGAAGTCTATGTCTCCAGAAGAAGCAGCGAAGTTGGCACAGAAAGCGTTGAGTGCCTTAGATTCTAAAGAGTTTAAAAGTGAAAGCGAATTCAAAGACGCTCTGAAAGCCTTTATCCAGGGGGAGATCCCTGCAGGTGAACCAACTGAACCAACAGCTACATCTGTAGATGCGACTCAAAGTGGTACAACAAGCATGAAGGCAATCAAAGTCCTTGACGGATTTAAAGTTAAGGATGGAGAAGAATATGAAGCCTCGCTTGAAGACACGACTCTAGAAGAAATCAATAAGGTTACAGACGCTAAGTTAACGAAAAAAGATGCGAAAGAACTCGCTCGTATTATCGTTAGAAGCCAAAAAGGTGATGTCCTCGCTAAGCTTACACTTGATGCAAAAGACAAGACTGTAGAGCAATGCGTGACAGAATTCAAATCAATCAAAGATCAAAGATTTAATCTTACTGCTACACCTGAGAAGGACGTAGTTGCTAAGATGAATACATACCTCTCTGATGATAAGAAGATCACTGATGAAGCTTTTGAACAACTTGATTCCAAGTCTTGTGCTTCAAAGAAATACTTTCCGGTTACCGGTAAGGAAACTGCTGAGGCAGCTCGTAAGGTGTTAGGTCTTGCTATTACTAGCAGTGACTCCCTTAAGGCTCGTATCCTTGGTAGAATTGAAGAACTAGCATCAGCTTTTGCTGATTCCGTTGAAGAAGCAACTACAGCCGCTACTGATGTCAATACAAATTTTGACACACAGGACTCTGTAGGTGATAATCAAGGAGAATTAAGCGATGAGAAGCTACTTGAGGATATCAAATCCCTGCTTGACCAAGCTGCCGAAAGAGATCTTTTAGATAAAGTTCTTTCTAGTCACCTTGTTGAAAAAGAGCATGAGATTGAGATTCTTGAGCAACAACTTGAACTAGCTAACGATGAAGTTGCTAAACTTGAAGCTGACCTAAAAGTCCTTCAGGATAATGCAAAGTCTGACTTAGTAGAAAAAGTAGTTGATGCAAAAATAAAGGCTGGACTTTTTGCCGTTGAAGATAGAGAATCAGAACTCGCTAAACACATAGCAAGAACTGAAGACTCTCTCAGAGACACGCTGAAAGACATCTCTACTATTAAACCGGCTGCAGCCCCAAAGATTGCAGATAACGGTAAAGTAGAAAATCCAGTTCTTCAAGATGCGTCAACATCAGCAAACGAACAGTTCGAAAAAGTAGAACCTAAGTTTGATGATAAGGCTTATCAAGAGAAGAAAGAAAAAGAAAAGCAAAAGAAGTACAACCTTTTACGTGCAAGTAAAGGAAAAGCTTTTGCTGATAACTGGCTAAAAACTGCTTAATAAAGTATAAAAACTCAAGGAGAAAATATGTACTCAGAAGGTAATTTATACGGACAACTTGGAGATGGCGGATACCAGGCGAAGTTTAAAGGCTTGCCACGTCACCTCGCACAAAGAGTTACTCCGAATTTCGAAAAGAAAGAAGGTCTGCGTCACGGTTCATTCCGTCCAGCTCCTTATCTTCCATCAATCAGACTTGAAGAACACAACTGGGATCACTTCGTAATCGCTGCTGGTTCACCTGTTGCTCTTGATTCAAAGGGCTACGCTGTTCCTGCTGGTTATAAACTGATTCTTGCTGCTGGTGCAGGTCAAGGTCCTCAGTATTCACAAGCTGACGCTATCGCAGGTGTTCTGAACGCTGCTGGCGCTCCAGTTACTCCAGGCGAGTATGTAGTTAACTCTATGATTGCTCAGTCTCTATCAGTTGGTAAGTGTCTTGGTGTTGCATCTTACGATGTATTCATGCAGCTTAACTCTGATCCACACAACCCTGCTACTTATAAGTATCACAACTATAATAAGCAAAATGGTTTCTCTGTTCTTACGAACTACATTCTTGAGTTCCCAATCGAACCTCTGAAGCGTTCAGCTAAGACAGAAAAATTCACTGCAACTGCAGGACAAACAGTATTCACACTTGCTAAAGCTGCTCTTCCTCATCACGTAGCAGTTCTTGTTGGTAAGGACCGTGTTGTTGATCTTACTGTATCTGGTACAACTCTTACTCTTGCTTCTGGCGTAGCTGTCGGTCTTGAAGTAACTGTTTCTTACCTATACGAAGAAAACTTCTACTCTGCTCCTTTCCCTGGAATGACTACTTGGCGCGGTTCTGCTAAGTCTGACGGTCTCGTTACATTTAACGCTGATTCTAAGTTCGTTCTTTACCAAGCTCCAGCTCTTGATGATTCATCACTTGCTTCACTTAAAGACTCTGTTGAAGCAGCTCTTGATGCTCAACTTGATGTTGTAGGTGTTGTAACTGCAATCGACAGCGCTTGGCCAAAACAACTTCTTGATCAAGTTGTAACAGCTTTCGACGAGCGTCTCTACACTCCGATCATCAACCCTGAAACAGGTCTATTCAACGATGGCTCTGGTCTAGACAAACAACCTGGATCTGCTAACGATGGTGTTCCTCATATGATTCAATATGCTGGTGGTGATGTTAAGACTGGTGTAGTAACATTCAAGTTGAAACTATAATCACATAAAGAGAGGAAACAGAATATGAAAGTATTTTTAGATAAACAGTCTGGAGAGTATAAAGTTAAAGTTAACTCTTCTTCTCCAGAGAAAAACATTACAACTGTCTACGCTCCAAAGAACGAAGACGGTACTGTTAAAACTGGTTACGATGCTACAGAAATCCTCGCTAACTTTAACGACAAGCTCGATGAGCTTCGTTTCATCTGGGACAACAATGGTATGTCTGCAGACGGTGTTAAGTGGCGTGTAGAAGATATGTACTCTACTCCAGACGCTCCATGGATGATGCCTAAGATTGTTGCTGAACAAGCACTTGATGCTATTGAGCCACAACTTCTTATGACTTCAATGATGCAGAAGATTGCATTCACTATGGGTCAACAAATCGTTCTTCCTATGACATCTGCAATGGCTCAAACAGACCTTGAGATGGCAGAAGGCGACGAGTACCCAGAAACTAAGCTTGCTCATGGCCACACTGGTATCATGAGAGCACAAATCGGGAAAGTGGGTCTTGCAGTGAAAATCACTGAAGAAATGATCCGCTACTCTCAGTTTGACGTTATCGGTATGCACATTGCTGCTGCTGGTAAACTTCTTGCTCGTCACAAAGAAGTAAAAGCTTGGAACATGGTAGCTGGTCAAGGTGTTGTTTACTTCGACAACCTTCAGCCTGCTAAGTCTGAACTTGGTGTAACTCACGGTCGTAACCGCGATGGTTCTGGTAACGGATCACTTATCGCTGACGATCTTCTAGAGCTTGATGGACATCTTGTGGCTAAAGGTTTCGTACCTAACACAATGATCCTTCACCCTCTTACTTACACTATGTTCCGTAAAGATCCTGTTATGAGAACTCTGTTCTTCAACGGTCAATCTACAACTTACTTCGGAACTCACCGTGGTTCAGCTCAAGGTGGAAACCCTTGGCTTAAAGCTGGTGGCATGATGATCGGTAAGCAGCAGAAGATCAAAGAAGATACTGATACGAAACTTCGTAATCAGAACATTGATTCTCAGCCTGTATTCCCATCTTACTGGGGTATGGATCTTCAGATCATGGTAACTCCACACGTTAAGTATGACCCTATCAAGAAGCTTACAGATATCATTATCTGTGACCGTAATGAGCTTGGTGTTATGCTTGTTGACGAAGAGTTAACAACTGAAGAGTGGACAGATCCAGCTCGTGATATCAAGAAGATCAAGTTCCGTGAGCGTTACAGCTTCGGTATCCTCAACGAGGGTGAATCTGTAGCAGTTCTTCGCAACATCAAAAATGTTGAGAACAAGATCGTTGATCGTCCGGCTGAGCCACATTACGATGTGGGCGCTGTGAACTTAGCTGAGCTTGCTCCAAGAACTCCGGTTGTTTAATAAACGCTTGAGAACTTGAATATTTAAGTGCTATAATGGGGGAGTTTCGACTCCCCCTTTTTTTTATTAATGCTTACCGCAAAGGAAGATCTATGAAAGTTAAGCTAAATAAAAGAGAATTATTCTGGTCCTTAATCAACCCAAGAGACCTTGAAGACATTCTTGTTGTATTGAATGAATCAAATCCAGAAGTAGATATCAACTACGAGAAGTTGCCTAAATGGGCACAAGATCAAATTGATAGCTCTGCAAAATCAGGTAAAATTGATTTAGAATCAGGCGTTAAAGTTGCATCGAATGAGGAGACTCAAGAGAAGCCTAAGCCTGCAGCACCTAGCAAAAAAGTAAGTAAGAAGGTTGCTAAGTCAGCCGAATAAATAGGAATGTAGAATGGACATTACTCCTTTTGTATATCCACCCAATGATCAAACGGGTGTAGAGGTTTCTCCTGTCATAACGGCATTGTTTAACTTTGCCTTAGATGAAGGAACCGTTGATAAGAATACAGCTTATCTAATTAAGAAATCCTCGGATTACGCAAGCAATTCCATTCAGACGATTGAGACTACTATCGCTCTTGAGCGAATCAATACAGATGATTCAAATGCATATACTGGTTCAGACTATGGTGCAGACGAAGAGGCTGGTATTAAGTACCGTTCCAAGATCGTCATAAAGCCATTATCTTCACTAGAAGATCATACTGCATACTCTGTCATTATAAGCAGAGATATTGGCGCTAAAAGCGTTTTCGATGTTCAAGCTACTGCTGGTAGTATTGAAGCGAAAGGCCCGTATACAGGGCTAATTGCAGATACATACAGAGTTGAAGTTACTACGGCAGGTACCTATGGTACTGCTAAGTATAAGTGGACTAGACTCTCAGATAACTATATCCAAACTGGACTTACTGCAAAAAAGCGATTCATTGAGTTAGAACAGGGATTGTTTGTAAAGTTTACCCAGGAACAATATTCTGCAGGTGATACTTATACTATTAAGGTTAGACCATTATCTAAGCTAAACCAAACAATAGCATGGGATTTCTCTACCGGTGATAGCTCATATGTCAAGCCAGATGACGAGAGGTCAACCACTGTCGTAAGCCTCCCGGTCCAAGCCCCTAATCCGTCTCAAGCTTTAGCTGGGTCTTTTGCCCTCCTTTCTACCGATCCTTATGATGGGAAAACAATGGTAAAGATTGGTGCCAAAGGAACTGCTGTAGTAAACGGTATAGTCTTTACAACTAATAAAAAGACTAGTGAATTTAACAATAAAAAAATTAAGATAATCGCAGGTGATGATTTAAGCATCTACGCCCTTGCAAACGATATTGTTATTGAAGTTATTGAAAATACAACAACCCATCAACAGGTTGTTGATTTAGTTAATCTTTCGACCTTAGCCCTTTCTGCTGAGAGCCTGACGCCTACGGCTATCTGTGCACTATACTTAGCAGGTAAGACTATTACTGGAGGAGAAGCTGGAGGATTCATAGAATTCAAATTTAACAAGACCATAGATTCCGCTTCATTTAATGCTGACAAGATTGCGGCAGTATATGAATCGCTGGATACTATAAGCCAGGGAGACCTAGACTTCACTTACGAAATCAATGATAATGTATTAAAAATACAGTTCTAATAAGGAGTCAGTGAAATGGCTAGTAATTTTCCTAATGCGGTTGATTCATTCATTAACCCACAGTATCAGAAGGTTAATGGTGTTGACTATGTTAAAGCCGAACACATAAACGATCTACAAGATGCAGTTAAAAATATTCAGCTTACAATTATTGGCAGTGGCTTAAGTCCTAACTTTAGCTCCAATAATTACGTTCCTCTTTCTGCTGATTTCAAAACAGCTATCGAAATTCTCGATGGTGAATTGTATCAACGAGAGTTGGCTTTCCAAGCTCACCTCGATGCAGTAATGCCAACCGATCCTTTCCAACACCATGCAAATGTAATTCAAGTAACACCTATCGGTAACCTAAGTTCTGATCGTGTTCAATGGGCTTTTGAAGAACTTCAACAGAACATTGATATGATTATGACTGGTGGATACGTTGAAGGTATCTCACTTGATGAGCGCTATCTTAAAACATTTGGAGACAATACATGTGCTGGTAATTTCAATGTAAACGGAATTTTCAAAGCGAAAGGAAATGTAGAACTAGGTCAGAACAACAGCCATACAGTAACAACTAGTGGTAATACAACTATTGGTGGAAACCTTTCTGTTGTTGGTAGCTCTGAATTCCTAGGTGATATTAAGCTTCCAGATGTTAGTAAGATTGGTGCAGCAAGCAATACTCTTTACTCACACTTAGCATTCTACACAGATAAAGTAGCTCTTCATTCTATTAAAGATATTGAATTACAATTAGATTCAAACGATGCTATTGACGGTAACTCTGAAGAAGCAGAGTTTAAAGTGCTTAACGGTGCAGGATCAACTATCTTCTCACTTCTTGAGAATGGCCAATTAACTGTTACTACAAAAGTTTCAACAACAATTCTAAATGCAGATTCACATATTGAAATTGGATCTGGTACACCAGCTAGAATTGAAAATGATCTATTTGCTACACAAGCATCAAACCTTGTATTCCAAGTAGATTCAGGAAACGCATCAATTAATAACTACCTTGCCATTACAGAAAATGGTGACACTGGTGCATTGAATACTTCTACAAGTATTCTTTTTAAAGCATTAAGTGGGCAATTCATTGCTGGTAATCATACGCTAAGACGTAACGTACAAGAGAAGGGATACTTCGGTATCAAGTTTTATTCTGATAATGCTGGTGGAAGATTCCAGGGTTATGGTGTAAACTTCAAAGCTACAATGATGACAGTTCCTTCTTCTGTAACATTATCTGTTAAAGCAGGCAGCAGTGTTAACTATAATAACTTATCTATTACTGATATTGATCAGTATGGATTCTTTGTTCAGTGTGACTCAAATGCTATAGGAAATGTACAGGTTATTGGAACTTACGAAACAGTAGGTAACTAATGCTTGTAGAGATTAAACATGAAGCCGCAGTTCAGAAATGTAATTGCGGTGAAATAAACACAGTAGCGTTTAAAGACATTAAGTATGTCAATTCAGGATTGCCGCAGTTTATTCTGCCAGTTTGTCCTGAATGTAAAACACGTATTGAGTTTATATTCATCGGAACCAATATGACTCAGCCAGAGTTTCAGCTCATGGTTAAAATGAGACAGATCGGTCTAATGGAGTAAAGATGAGCCAATTTAGAATTAAGCATATAGATCAAGGACTTATAGACGAATTCGTACCTCGTAAGAACGAAGAAGGAATTCAACTAGGGGATGATGTTGATGCGCGAGATCCCAATGAGTTAGCTGAGGCTATCCTTGATGTGCAGGAAGTGATTCTTAAAACTTCAACTCTTGCCGCCAATGCTATCCTTAAACCTACCTCAGGACTTGCGGAAAGACTTACAATACTTGAAGCCACTGCGGGGCAAGCTACCCTTCAAGACATATACGAAAATGGGAACTACATCTCCATTCTCAGTGGCCGTCCCCTCGTCCTAGGTGCAAGAGAAGAAATCAAAATTGATGATGCAGGAAACCTTAGTTTCAAAGCTGTAAGCATGAGAGTTAAAGGCTCTGGTAATGCTTATGTTGAATTAAGCAATCAGGCAGTATTCTCTACATTGGGTGACCTTTTAGTAGGTGCCGTATCTCCAGGTGCTAACCTTACAGTTAGATCTGGCGGTAATATGTTCTTTCAGGACAATTACCTAACAAGCCCAGTTACATTGTCACAGTCAGGAAGTTCACAGCTTGCTACTGTCTCGCAAAGTATCGTTGGAGCTATTAATGAATTAAAATCAAGTACATTCTCTGTATCATTACAGTCTGTATATAACCAGTCATCTCCTCCTAAAGTAATAACAAATATTGCTGCGGGTGCGCTAACTATTGAGGATGCTAATGCTAACTCAGTAGGAGACGCATTTAAAGTAGCTGGTAATGCTACAGTAACTAAGAAGCTTACTGTCGGTAACTTACGGATTGGTAACAATTGCACTATTGCGGATAGCACAGGAATTGTCACAACAGATAAAATTAAGTCTGGTGTTGAAGTTGAAACTCCTAAGATTAACTCAGGTCTAAGCGAACTTATCCTTCAAGATAAGCGCGGGTCATTCCAGTTATCTGAAGCAACAGCGGCAGCTCTAGCAACAAATAGTAATACAATCATTGGTGCTATTAACGAGCTCAAGACTAATATTACAAACGTAGGTAACTCGATTATTACTTACGATCAACAACATAATGCTTCTACCGGTGAGCATGGAATCATTACAACTCAGGCTGCTGCTGGTCAGAACTCAACTAAGAGATTCGTTGTTAAGAACCAAGCAGGATCTGAAACATTCTCTATTACTGGAAATGGTGATGTAGTTGCTAATGGATTGACCCTAAGTAGTATGAACGTAGTGAGTTTATTGACTCAACTAATCGGGCACCTTACTGATGATGGTACATCCCATACTGCATTTGCAAACCACTTAGTAGCAGATAATCCACATAATACAGTACGTACTATTCTTAACTTAAGAGGAAACGTAATACTCTCATCTCCTGATGGAAGTGTTAACGTATCTACATCTGGTAACACAATCAACCTTACAACAGTTGATTTATCAGATCTACAAAGCGTATATCAGAAAGCTACACTTAAGAGAATTCTTCTAGATAACACTGGATTCACTTTCCGTGATAACGCATCTAGTACTGATATCATGACGTTCCTTGGAACTGGAATCACAGCGTTTAAAAACATTGTTCTTCCAACATCGACTATCGAATTAAAAGGTACTCAAGATCTAAACCTTAGAGGTACAGTAAATGCTAATATCTTTGCAGATACAGGAGATATTAATCTTTCTACATCTGCAACTCAGGCAGTAAAACTTCAAGGTGTTCCATTTGATGAAACAGCAGTTAAAACACTGCCTACATTAGCCGGAACAAGCGTACTTGGAAATCTCAAACAGCTTGACGATGATAAGACAATTGGAATCTATAACTCCCTAGAAATCAATATTCCTAAAGGGACAGCAGTTTGTATGGATGCGGCGAACTCTATGTGGTTCCCGATTACAACAGTTCACCCGGCAAACGAATTCGTAACTGGCGTAAACTGGTACTTCACAAATAGAAGTAATGTATATATTGCAGCAGAAAACGTCAGCGGTTTATCGGATGGTAAGTTCTATAAATCTGGAATGATCACAGCTACATTAGCTACTGGTCTTGATACTTGGAAGCCTAATACAGAATTGTATTTAGGTTATACAGGCTATTCTGATATTGAAATTCTGGCATATGCAAATATGGTTAACAACCAAACAATCACAATTGAACCAGGTGAACTAGATCAGATAATCACTGGCGTTACTGGCGTACCAAACGTAAGTACTGGTTCTTATAAGATTGAGAACACAGCAAATGCAAACCTAGACTGTGATAAGACAAGAGACAATATCGTTGCATTGCTTAACGATCCTGCTTATTACATTAATCCAGGAATGTACAAAGTTAGAGCTGCAATTGATGGCGAGGCTACTAAAGCTACAGTCAGAATTGGTGCAGCACTAGTAGCAGGGAATATAGTAGAACTTCAGTCTGCAACTGTAGGCGGAGCTACTGTAACATTCACTGCCGTAGCAGAAGCTTCAACTCCAACATATCTACAATTCAGAGTTGGTAACAGCGTTGAAGAGTGTGCCTATAACATAGCAGAACTTATCAATAAAACAACTTTCTACCGTGATGCCGCTGGTACATTAGTTGGTCATTACTGTTATGCAGAGGCTAAGGGTGCACTTATTAGATTAACATTCTATAAGCCAGGTTTTGCAGGAAGAACAGTAAACATTGCTACTAACACAGCTAACGTAACAATTAGCCAGATGAGTGGTGGTACATGTAAGGCACGAATTTTCAGACAAGATCTTGGTACTGATGTGCTTACTCTTGCCTCAAGTAACCCAACAGGAGTTAGTGTAACTAACCTTATCTCAAATGAAACTGCTGCACAGTATATTATTGCAGACAGAGCATTAAGTAAGAGAAGACAAGTAACTAATGAAAATAAAACAAGAGTTGGCCTAATTGAAGCAGCGACAGGCAACGTCGTTAAGTTTAGGGTTAAGGTATGAATTTAAGTACTAATCAATTAGTCACAATAATCATTAAAGAAATAAAGAGCACCGATAATGAGGTGCTCTCTCTTCTTCAAACAACTTTCGTATCTAAGCTAACTCCAATGTATTCAACTCCATTGAAGATTAGAGAGATCGCCGGTTCTTTCATTACTGATGTAAGTGATGACATTCTTAATCAGCTTATTCTTAAATACTCTGTTGAAGCAGACATGCTTGCAACATGTGACACAGTAATGTGGGACAAGTGGCAGTTCTATGCTTCTAAATGGGTAGCTTTAAAAGTTGCAGTAGATGCTATCTACAATTCAGAGATGTACATTACTACTACCAATAAAGGTAAGACCTATAAGAAGCTTGGTGACTTCTCTGTGTCAACCGATCTTAAAACTAGAGATCCGATTGATTATGTTAAGAAGTTCCTGACTAAACTTGAATGTGAAATATTCAAACTGAATGTTTCTATTCGTCTTTGCAAAGAACCATTAATTGAATGTGACGCTGACCTACTGGAAGACATTGCAAGTTCATATAATGTTCCAGCTCAAACAGTAATTAAAGGCGGGTCCGTTCCTGGTCGTCCAATCTTCGGAAGAGGATTTGCACAAAGAGGACAACACCCTCAGTGGACTGGATGGTTGACTAGAAATAACCGTAAAGAAATGACAAACTATGTGAACTATAATGTTCCAGGTTACAGAGATACAGATCAACCTTTAGATCCGCCAGCGGGGAATAACTAATGTCGTTCTTCGGTAAGGGCAAAACAACATCTCATTTCTTTCATAAACCAAGTGGCTTAATTGGTGAACTTGATTTACGTAAAGAACTAAAGAAAATCATCTACGATGAAAAGCGTGGTGATTATGTCGTTTATCGCAGAGCAAGAAGAGATGCCCATGGCGTGCCAATGCTCGCTAATAGTTCCGCAGGAAATAGAAGTACAGAGATTCTTTATAGTAACAATCAGGGAGTAAGGTTCCTGTTTGATGATTACTTAATACAGGGAGTCATTGCTACAGAATCTGCTACACATCCACCTGGAACTGTTAAGCCATATGGTGATAGCCGCACAGATGGAAGAGATGTCTTTGTTGAACATGATATTCTATCGCGCTATACCAATAATCGCTTTGATATACCTGATGAACATGATAAGATCATTATCCCAGTATTTGATATTGAAGGTAAACTGAAATCCCCATTAGAAGTATATGAATACTTTGACATTGGATCAGTTGAAACATATCGACTAAACGACACCGGTCGTGTCGAATACTTTAAGATACGCTTACTTACCAAGGCAGAAAGCGACTATAAGCTATGACCAATCCTAATGTAGAAATTCTTATTAACGAAGGTTTGACGGAAGAGCAAATCGAGGTAAAGATTAAATACCTTGAATCTCTTACGGATGGGCAGTTTTTTAACACAAACATGCCGTACTACGTTAACAAGAAAACTGCACTTAATGATTTCATCGGCTTAGTAAAACAAGCTATTGACAAAGATCAAGAAAACAAAAAGAATAAGATTATATTTATTGACGATCATAGTAAGACTAATATATTTGAGAATCCGCACAAACCTGGAGAGGATGTTCGTGCAGTTGTAGGGTATTCATTAATTAAAAGAGCACCCGGAACAACCGCAGGAACTAACCAACCTTTTGATTCTTCTAGAAGAGAAGTTAAACCACAGTATAGAGGCTTTGAGAAAAATGAAGCTGACAAACCTGGTGAAATTACATTCTATACAGGACAATGGTTTGATAATCTTATATGTTTTCATGTCTATGCTCGCTCTAATAAAGAAGCAAATGATGTTGCTGATTGGTTTGAAGAAGTTATGGAACTCAACAGGCAATTTTTTGCTTGGAACGGGTTTATGAAGTATCATTTTCATGAGAGAGAGTCCGATGCTGTTGTCAAGGAAGGCGATAATGCTATTCACCTAAGGCCTATGGTCTATTGGGTGAGAACGGAAAAATGTTACGAGATAACTGAACAGGCTATCAACAACATGGTAATTTTACTGACAACCATATAAGGAGAAATTCATGGCTATTGATAGATACGAAGATTTGCCAGGTATCATCAGCGAACTCCAAGATGGCGGTTTACAAATTTTTGAAGAGAATGCAGCACCTGCAGTACTAGTTCTTGGTACAGCAGAAAAAGGTACTTCCGACTCAGTCGTTCAAGTACAACGTGCTCAAGAAATCGAGAATCGTTTCGGTAAAGCAGGAACACTCGTTCGTGGTATGTATGAAGTACTACAGGGCGGAGCTGGGAATGTTAACGTAATGAGAGTCGGTGCTAGATCCGCAATCCTTTTTGGAGTTGGAACAGATGATATGAATTCTGATCCTTCTTCTATTGAGACACTTCTCAAGGATCAAGATGCTAGCAAACTTTATTTCCTTCGATATGTAAGTCCAGCTTCTAGAGGCGCAAATGAGGATCTTGGACATCTACAAATTAAGAACGCAGTAGGACAGATCATTTACGACAACAATCCAGGTGGACAAGAAATTGACACTGGAGAAGTTATGGTATCTGGTTCATTCGAAGGCGGAGAAGATATCGGAGATCCACAAGATCCTGAAGACTTTATTTCTTTTGAAGATGCTGCCAAAGATAAGGTAGCTGTAACAGATACGTTTGTTGCAACAACACCTGCCCCTGCGACATACACACTTGCTCACGCTCCAAACATGGGAACTCTAAAGGTTCTTGTAGACGGTGCTGAGATTGCTGATGACGCATACACTTTAGTAGGTCTAGTTCTTACGCTTGACACTCCATCTGTCGAAGAAGTTAAAGCTTCTTACGAATATGATGCTGAGGCAAGCCTCAACCTTCGTTTCGGTTCTGACGGTGTATCACTTTCTAAAATGGAGCTTTACGAAGCTCTTGGGGAAGCATACCGCAAACTAGAAACTGAAGAATACAAAATGGTTATTCCAATGGGCGTAGAACTTGACTGTTCTAACGTCACAGACGGAGATCTTGTTGTTCTTTCTAACGATGCTCGCGTACCAGTAGGCCGTAGGTTCCCAGTTCCTGGATCTAAAGGTGATGCTCTTGGTAAGCTTTTCGTTGAAGAGTACGATGGAGAATTCTTCTACTTCTGGAATACCGACAACGATGCTGCGGCTGAAATTTGGCCTTCAATTGGTGCTGCTTCTGCAACTACTAAAATTGATGGTACAGCTTTAACTGCTGCTGACTTTAAAGAAGTTAACTTTGCTCATCAACTTGCTAATTTCTGTTTCGTTGCATCTGCTAACGAGTACAACGTACTTGGTGTGATCGGAACGAGCCTTCCAGGTTCTTTCGCTCCTAAAGATGTTTCTAAATGGATTGGTAAAGAGCCAGTTCTTGACGCTGATGGAATTACTATTCAAAACGGTACAGGACTTCTTGGTAACAAGATCCTCGTTGGTAAAGTAAACCATAAGCCAGGACTTTTCGCTACTTCAGATGATCACTATCAGGGAGCTTCTGGTTCTACTGGTGGTAATGTTGAGAAAGACAGAGGCGGACGCCCAGTTGATATCGGAAGATATGTTTCTGTGTATTCAGCTCCTCAGACATTCTTCAACTCTGTTGACGAAACAGGTCTCGGATACCACGCTAATGGTGCAGCATACTATGCTGGTTTCATTACTAGTCTCGCATCTCAGAGCTCTCCTTCTAATAAGATTGCTCCTGATGCTGTGTCTCCTCTTAAGCTAAGCAAAGCTAAACTTAACTCACTTGCTAAGTATGGCTACGTCTCTCTTAAGCAGAAGAACAGAGTACTTCGTTTCTCTGACGCTCCTACTGCTGCTCGTAAAACTTCTGACTTCTTCCGTCTTACAACAATGAGAGTTGTTGATGAGGTAGTGGATGATGTTAGAGCAATTGCCGAGCCGTACATCGGAGAAGGTAACACTGCTGCGTCTCGTAAGTCTCTTGAAAACAACATCGTTCAACTCCTTGCTAAAAAACAAGAAGCTGGCGTAATTCAAGGATTCCAGGCAAAAGTAACTGCTACAACTAAACAGAGAATTGAGGGCGACATGACTGTGGAACTCGTTCTAGTACCTCCATTTGAAGTTAGAAAGATCGAAATCGTAACTTCACTTGCTAAGGAATAAGGAGTAAACCATGGCTGTAAAGACATTTAATAGTTTCTCTGGCGTAGATATTACCGCTGTATTCGCAGGTCAACCTATTGGTTCGATCCAAGCTATTTCTTACTCTATTAATAGAGAGAAGGCTGCGATCTACACTATGGGTCGTGCCAACCCTAGAGCTTTCTCTAGAGGTAAAAGAATGATCGCTGGTTCACTAGTGTTCATCCTTTTCGATTCTAACCCAGTTATCTCTCACTTCGACGGTGCTCGTTTTATGGGTGATGTTGGTGAAAACGTATTTCAGACTAAAGAGGCTTCTGGTCTCGGATCTGGAAATGA